AATCCTCCACACAGTTAATGGTACAAAAAAATGGAAGTGTGCGAACACACTTCCATCAAAAATATCGATAAAAATTACTTATTCATCGTCATCGAGATCATCAAAGAAATCATCATCGTCACCTTCGGTAAGCATATCTTCGTCACCGATATCTGCATCAATGTCGTCATCCAACACTACGCCTTCATCCTCGTCATCACCATCAGATTTTCTAGTTCTTGAAGGTCTTGCAGATTCTGATCCACCGATACCAATAACTTTTTCGTACTTTTTCTTGAGCTCTTCAAATGATTTTACTGAAGCTTCAGCAATAAGATCTGAAAGAGTATGACGTTTAGCAAGAATCTCTTTTTCTGCACCATATGAAGAGATTTCAGTTTCTTCATCAGTAAAGCGGGAAGCGTCATAGTTGGTCATTTTTCCGCCCTTTTTCTTTGCAGAGAAAGTGAAGTTAACACCACAGTTATCGTCCCAAGGGATTTTTCCTTCTTCGATAATATCTTCAATTTTTTCCATGATTTTTGAACCGAATTTGAAGAGGAACACTTTACCATTGTTTTCTGGTTTGTTCACGTCATCAATAATCAGAGCATTAACATAGAAACTTGTCGCTTTTTTACGTGCGTAGTAAAGGTCATTATCATTGTCATAGTAGTTCTGATCATATAGATCTTGACATACTGGACAATCTTTAGGTTCTTTACCTATAGTGGTAGGACATGTTTCGATGAACCACCCACCCACATCTTTGAAGAAGTGCGATTTAACTTCTACATATGGCATATCTGTGTCTTTACTGTCAAGGAATCTCATAACAACTTTCGCTTGATTGCTGTCGTTGAATGTTGTTACAAAAATTCGCTCATCCGGTGCGAACTTATTTTTACGGTCTTTGATCTTTTTGTTGATGTTCGACCAGTCTTTTTTAAAAGTCTTCTTTGCCATAGGTTATAATCCTTTTTGGAGTTATTGTTCTTTTGCGTTCTTTGCGTTCTTTGCTCATTAAATATACGGAAATTTCGTTGAACAGTCAAGATTTTTGAACAAATTTTCAAAAATACTTTATTTTTCAAAAAATGTCAAGACATAATTTCAAAAATTGTTTTGACGTTCGCATCAATACCGTACCGTTCTGAAAGTTCTTCTTTCAGCATCCATTCCGTTTCATCATCTACGAATTTGAGAATATTACCCAACATGATTGTATCTTCAAGGAATAGAATAGATTCCACGATGTCGATACTATAATGCTGTTTAAGTTTTCTCAATGTAATGTTGAACTCGTGTTGTTCATTCGGGGTGTAGCAACTACCCTGTATTAAACGACTGATGGTTTTATAACTATAATTAAAATCTCTGAACAATACTTAACTAAATTTAAACAAGCAAATGT